TCATCCGCTCGCCGCTCTTGGTGTCGAGTGGCTCGTCGGGCGACACCTGCGCTCCGGCAGCCACGGCCCGGATGTAGTTCTCCGTATGGTTCTCCATGGGCGGCGCATAGCGCGAGATCATCTCCCGCAGCGTGCGGCATCCGTGACGCACCCGGTAGGTGTGGAGCAGCACGAACATCGCCCGGTAGCCCCACGGCATCGACTCGAACGCCTTAAAGGCCGGGTCGGAACTCCTCGTCTCTCCCTTGTATTTGGTCGCACTCCGGCGGATATTCCCCGGGTTGCAGTTTCTTAGTCCTCTGCTCATCTTCCTTTTGATCGTTGAACTCGAATAACTTGATTAACACGGGGCACTTGTGCGAAGGCGTCTTGCAGCGGAAAGCTTCCTGGATTATCCCGCTCTTGCGCTCCGACTCGTGCTCCTTGATCTCGACCTTGGCCTCCAGCTTCTCGACTTTGGCCGTCAGACGGGTGATCTCCTCCTGAAGCAGGGCCACCAGTTTGGACGTCTCGTCGATACGCCGTCCGTTCTTGCCGAGAATCCAGCTTACCAGCGCGATGGCGATAGGTGCAATGACGTAAATAATCCAGGTCTCCATCCGCTACTCGGCTGCCGCCTGCCTGATCAGTACCACGCCCGCCTTGTCTGCCCGGATGCTCTTGCCTCCGGCGCGCTGGAGGAACGAAATGATGTCGCCGTAGTAGAGCGGGTTGCCCTGGTCGTCGAACAGAAGCGAATCGCCCAGCGCGCGCGACACACAGTCCTCGTGCCATGCCAGACCCGCGGCGCAGTCCGTCGCAGCGTTGGCCGCGCTCCAGGGCTTCAGCGTGCCGTCCGTAGCGACCTTCGCCACCTTCGAACGCTTGTAGAAGTCGAAACCGAGGTATTTGCCGATCACACCGCGGGCGGGGTCTGCGCATACCAGGAAGCCGTTGCGCTCGGCGTCCGTCAGGGAGTTCAGCAACTGGTTGTACATCCGTGCGTCGAGCAGGATGCAGCGGCCCTCCTCCGGGATGTCCTGCTCGTCGAAAAGCGTCTGGAGCTCCTCGACGGTCTGCTTGGTCATCCGTTTGCGGTTGCCCGTGGCCTCTTTGATGTGTGCGGCGACGGCCTCGCCGAGCGTCTCCACGACCTTCACCCCTTCGGGAATCCAGTTGTAGATGATCGACTCGTAGATGTCCTGCGCGAGTTTGCGGCGCGACTGGCGTGTGACGCTTTCGCGCTTGTTGTAGGACAGCTCCACCTGCTCGGCATGGGGGATGCGCACCGGGTCCACGGTGAACTCGTCCATCTGATAGATCAGATCGACGTCCTTGCGTTCGGTCACGCTGGCGGGGAAAACCGTTCGGTTTTTCTCCACGTTCGGAGCCGCCCCGGCGTTCGGAACGTGCACCGTCTTTTCGTTCACGAACTCGCTGTGATCGACCGAGCGGGCCGCGAACGTGTTGTTGGCGAACAGTCCTTCGATGATGGACTTCACCCAGATTTCAACTTGTAATGCCATTCTGTTTTGATTTGTTGATGATGCGTTTTCGGCTATCCCCGGCAGATGTGCAGCGAGGCGGCCATCTCCTTGTACTTCTTCTCGTAGAGGTCGGGGTGGTTGGCTTTGAGCTCGGCGAGCAGTCCGGCACGGTCCAGCTCGTCCCACGACTTCGCGGCATACTTGCCCGCGTCGCCGCCCTGCGTCCCTGCCAGGCTGGAGAGCTTCGTGCGTTCCGGTACGCTGCCGAAGATCTTGCGGGCGTTCTCCGGGTTGGCCTTGAAGGTCTCGACGGCGGCATCCCTGGCATCGGCCGAAATCTTGCCCGCCTTGACGAGCGCGTCGGCGAAACTTACCGCCTCGGCGGCCACGGCGTCCTCCTTCTCCTTCCTGAGCCGGGCGATTTCCGCTTCGGCCGTCTCCTTCGCGGCCTTGAGGTTGGCGATCTCCTCGTCTTTGGCCGCGACGGCCGCGACGATCGCTGCGCTGACGGCAGCTTCGTCCATCTGGCCGCTTTTGCTGCCGAGGGCAACGATAGCCTCGGCCGACAAATTGATTTTTTCCATTTGTTCTTGATTGTTGGTTTGGTATTCTGCATCGACCGCAGCGACAAGCTGCATGGGGTCTAAATTCATGAACTCGTTACGGGCCGAGGAGGTGATCTCGTCGCACAGCCCCGCATCGAGCGCCTCCGCTGCCGAGAACCACGTCTCCTCGCGCATCAGCTTCGCCATTGTCGCCTCGTCCTTGCCCCGGCGGACGAGGACCTGCCGCAGCATGTCGGTAAGCCGCGCCAGTGCCTTCTTCTGCTTGGGGCTCGTCGCCTTTCCGCTCTCCCCCGTGAAATAGGGGTCGTGGATCATCATTTTAGCGAAGTCCATCATGCACACGCGGTCCGCAGCCACGGCGACAACGGCGGCCATCGACGCCGCGATGCCGTCGATATGTACGCAGACGGGGGTGTTCATGGAGAGGATGGCCGAAACGATGCTCATGCCCTGGAAGACGTTGCCGCCCGGAGAGTTCATCCGGATATGAATCATATCGAAGTCGCCCCGGTCGAGCGACGCGAGCTCCTGGGCGAAATAGTCGCCGTCCACCCGCGGGCCGATTGCGCCATAAAGCCGCATTACGGCTTCCCGCGGTGTTTCGTTTACGGAATCTATGTACGTTTTTTCCATCGCCGTCAAAAAGCAGCGGCTTAGCCAAGGTAGCAATCACCGCTGCGCGATCTTATCGCTCAGAGCCGACCGTTGCTACTCGGCCCCGGCTCTGTCTGTCCGTCCATAATAAGACTTTGTAGCGGAAGGGGGATTCGAACCCCCGACCTTCAGATAATGAGTCTGACGAGCTGGCCTCTGCTCCATTCCGCGATTCATGGTGCAAATATCGCCCGGGTAAACTCGCGTAACAAATAGAGTGTAAATAATTTACACTCTATTTTTATTCGGCGGGCGAATGCCCCAATTTTGCACCGTACAAACCGCCCGGAAGGGCTGAATAGAATCGCTGTGAATGGCTAAAACGACCAAAAAGCCGAGGACGAAGCGAGAGCTCGACGTTCTCCGGGATTATGCGTGCCGTCTGTTTCTGAGCGGCGAAACGCAGCGGGTAATCGCCGCGAAAACCGGACTGACGGAGGCCACCGTCAGCAGGTGGGCCAGGGAGGAGAACTGGGACGCCCGGCGCCGGGAGCAGAACTCCTCGTCGGCCGCTCTGGTCAATTCACTGATGTTGGCAGCGAAGAAGATTTCCGAGCTGATCATCACCAAGCTGAACAAGGGCGAAACGGACGACATCGACGGCATTACCAAACTGTCGGACAACATCGCCAAGGTCATGGCCTCGGCAAAGCGCATCGCAAAGGGCATCACCAAGGACGAGATCATCGACGTAATCATCGATTTGGAGCAATGGATGATGCAGCGGGCCGAGACCGACGAGGAGCTGACGCCCGAACTGCTCACGACCATAAACAGCCTGCACAAGAAGTATATCGAATACATTTCCGCACAGGAGGCGTAACGAATGGCATCCGTCAGCAGAAAATACAAGGAGGCGCAGGAACGCTGGATTCAGCATTGCCACGACATCGAACGATCAACGGCCAAGATTCCGAAGGGAACGGAGCAGGAGCGAAAGGACCGCATCGCCCGTGCGCGAAAGGATTACAGGTATTTTGTCCGCACCTATTTTCCCCACCTTGCGACGACCGAGTGCGCGGACTTCCAGGTCGATGCCGCGATTTACATGCGGGACCATGAAAACGCCCGCGGCCTGTTCGAGTGGGCGCGCGGGCACGCCAAGTCCACGCATATTTCGCTCTTGCAGCCGCTCTGGCTGAAGATCCAGCCCAACGCGCAACCGTTGATCATGATTCTGGTGTCGAAAAGCCAGGAAGCCGCCCGGCGCCTGCTGGGCGACTTGCAGGCGGAGCTGGAGTCCAACGACCTCTATAACGCAGATTTCGGCAATCAACGGGGAGCGGGAATATGGACGAACGGCGAGTTCACGACGGCCACAGGCGATCTGTTCATCGCGCTGGGACGCGGACAGTCGCCGCGAGGCATCAAGAAGCGCGGGCTGCGGCCCAATTATATCGCGGTGGATGACATCGACGACGACGAGCTGGTGCGCAATCCCCGGCGCGTGGGCGAAGCGGTGGACTGGCTGATGACGGCCCTGCTCGGAACGATGGCGATGGGTCGCGGACGCCTGGCCGTCGTAGGCAACCGGATCGGCCGCACGTCGGTCATCGGCACCCTGGCGGATAATCCGCATTTCCACCATACCGTCGTCAATGCGCTCGACAGAAAGGGCCTTCCGTCCTGGCCGCAGAACTACACGCTGCGGGAGATCGCCGAAATGCGCGGCATCATGGGCGAGCGGCGTTTCCAGCGCGAATACATGAACAACCCCGTCAATGCGGGAACCGTTTTCGAGGAGAAGCACGTCCGCTTCGGAAAGATGCTGCGCATGCGGGAATACCGCGCAATCGTCTGCTACACCGACCCTTCGTTCAAGGCGTCGGCGACGGCCGACTTCAAGGCGACGATGCTCGTCGGCATCACGCCCCAGGGCAAATACCACGTGCTGAAAGCCTATGCCGACCAGACGAAGGTCTCGACGATGGTCGAATGGCACTACGACGCCCACGATTACGTCGGGGACAACCCGGTGCGGTACGAAATGGAGGCGGGATTCATGCAGGACCTGCTCCTCGACGAGTTCCGCAAGTACGGCGAGAAGGTCGGCTACCAGATACCCATCGTCGGAGACACGCGCAAGAAGCCGGACAAATTCGCACGCATCGAAGCCTTGCAGCCCCTGTTCGAGCGCGGGGACATCATCTTCAACGAGCTGGAGCGAGATTCGCAGGGAATGCGGGTCCTCGTCGAGCAGCTCCTCTGCTTCGAGAAAGGCAGCAAAATTCACGACGACGCCCCGGATGCGCTGGAGGGGGCGATATGGAAACTGAGCAACTCCGTGCGTAAGACCAACAACCGCTATGCGGTGGGCCATCGGGCCAGCCGTAGGTGGTAAAATCAATAGGACAATGTATCTGACACCGGAAGAACTGAAAAGCCA